TTCGTACATACAAAAAGGGTGGTGAGAGCAAGGTCAACGAGGCCGGTAACTACACCAAGCCCAGTATGCGTAAAGCATTGTTCAACAGCATCAAGAATAGTGCTGTTCAGGGCACGGCGGCAGGTCAATGGTCGGCTCGTAAGGCGCAGTTGTTGGCTAAGCGGTACAAGGAAAAGGGCGGCGGGTACAAGTCATGAAAGCTCCGCAGCAATCTTTGAAGGCGTGGACTGCCCAGAAATGGAGAACTAAAAGTGGTAAACGATCTTCTGATACGGGTGAAAGATATCTACCAGAGGCTGCGATTAAAGCTCTCAGCCCTGCTGAGTACGCCCGAACTACCGCAGTCAAGCGAAAAGGAAAAGCCCAAGGTAAGCAGTTCGTCGCGCAGCCCAAAGGCATCTCGCAGAAAACCCGTGCGTATCGTCAAAGGGGCAAGTAAGAAGTGACTGAGCCACACGACATCGAAATGTTCAAAGAGCAGGTTCAGGCCGAGTTAAATCGGCTTGAAGCCAAGGCGTCTGCGAAGACTGTTGCTGGTAAAGCTATCGGCAAAGACGGCCTGAAGTACATTACGGCTATCGTCGTGATCGGTGTTGTTTCTAGTCTCTTCTTGGACAACGACAAGATTGCCGCCGTGATGGGCTTGCTTGGCGCGTCTTTGACTGCGTTGATTTCGATGCTGAACGGGATTGCAGGCACGGTTGAGAAAGAAGAGAAGCCTGAGTTTGCAGTTATTAACGAACTCATCAAGAAGCTCGACAAGCTGGACCGAAAGGAACAGCCGATGCGGGTTGATGTAGAAGGCGATCATGTCACCGTCACCAAGGGTGACGACGTAGTGACAGCGAGGAAGTAATGGTAGACAAGACTACAGCTACTACAGACTTTAACCTCGACCTCAACACGATCATTGAAGAGGCTTACGAGCGTTGCGGTTCTGAACTGCGTACGGGTTATGACTTCCGTACGTCGAAGCGTAGTCTGTCGCTTTTGCTGATGGACTGGGCTAACCGGGGCATCAACCTCTGGACTCTAGAACAGGGCACCCACACCCTGATCTACAACGTCGGTACGTATGACCTGCCGGTGGATACGGTTGATCTGCTTGACCACGTAATCCGCACTGGCTCTGGGACGAATCAGCAGGACATCAATATCAGCCGTATCTCGTCCAGCACCTACGTGTCGATCCCGAACAAGAACGCGACGGGTCGCCCGATTCAGATTTGGATCAATCGCCGTACCGGTGCCACGGGTGCTGATAACGTCATTGTCTATCCGCAGTTTACGGTATGGCCGAAGCCAGACAACAGCACAACTTGGACCTTGTACTACACGCGCCTGCGTCGGATGTTCGATGTGGGTAACGGCGTCAACGGACAAGACATTCCGTTTCGGTTCTTGCCCTGCATGGTTGCAGGCTTGGCTTATATGCTGTCGATGAAGATCCCCGGTGCAGAGGCGCGTACGCAGATCCTGAAAGCCCAGTACGACGAGGCTTGGGACTTGGCGGCTGGTGAGGATCGGGAAAAGGCGGCGGTGCGGTTTGTCCCACGTGAGAGCTTCTTGGGTGGCTACTAATGCCAAACAGGTTTGCAAGTGGCAAGAACGCAATCGCCATGTGCGACCGATGCGGGTTTCAGTACAAACTGAAGCAGCTAAAGTCGATTGTGGTGAAGACCAAGAACGTGAATATCTTGGTCTGTCCGGAGTGTTGGGAGCCTGACCAGCCTCAACTCTCGCTTGGTCTGTATCCTGTGGACGACCCGCAGGCTCTACGGAACCCAAGACCGGACACGAGTTATTTTGCGGTCGGTAATGACGGTGCTAATGGCAGTCGTCAAATTTATTGGGGATGGAATCCGGTTGGCGGATCGAGTTCATTTGACGCAGAATTAACACCTAACCCTCTGGCCCCGGCTGGTGAAGTAGGAACGGTAACGGTCGTTACGACCTAGGAGATTGTGATGAAGAACGGTATGCGTAAAATTGCGCGAGAAGAGGTTGGTAAGCACGAGCGTGCGATGCACGGCGCGAAGAAGATGCGTGCTGGCGGCAAGACCAACAGCGAGATGAAGAAGTACGGTCGGAACATGGCGAAGGTGATGAACCAGCGCAGTCCGGTGCGTAAGTCTTCTGGCCCGAGGTAAGTGCCATGAAAGAATTAAATCCCGGCAAAATTAGGCCGAACACCGACTCGACGGGGCGTAATGGCTACCCGGAGAAGGATGTGAACAAGGGCGTCACCCACATGGATATGAAGGGTGCTGGTGCTGCTACGAAGGGTAAAAAGTTCGTGTCGCAGATCAACCTTGAGAACAACGCCAAGTACAGGTCAGGCTGGTCGCCGTGAATTACTCTCAGCTTTCTACACTGATTCAGGACTACGTTCAGTCCACGGAAACTTCTTTCGTGGCGAATATCCCGACTTTTGTGCAGTTAGCTGAAGAGCGGATTTATAACTCCGTTCAGATCCCGGCGATTCGTAAGAACTCGACTGCCACGATGTCGATTGGGAACAAGTACATGGCCCTCCCGTCTGACTGGCTTTCGACGTTCTCTTTGGCGGTGTTCAATCCGTCCAATAACGAATACACATACCTGCTGAATAAGGATGTGAACTATATTCGTCAGGCGTACCCGGATGCAGACGATACTGGGTTACCCAAGTATTACGCTATCTGGGATGACAACACGATGATTCTTGGCCCTGCGCCAGACCTCGCGTACACGGCTGAATTGCACTATTATTCGTATCCTGCTTCTATTGTAAATGCAGGTACTTCGTGGCTAGGCGATAACTACGAGAATGTCTTGTTGTACGGAAGTCTTCGGGAAGCTTATGTGTACCTGAAGGGTGAACAAGACATGATGAATTACTACGAACAGCGATATCAAGAGGCAGTGCAGCAACTTATGCGGTTGGGCGATGGACTCAATCGACAAGATGCTTACCGTTCTGGGCAGGCGCGTATCCCAGTTACATCATGAAAACTTGCAGCAAATGTAATGAATTAAAACGACTTACCGAATTTCATCGGGACAAAAGTCGTAAAGACGGGTACAGAAATCTCTGTAAGCCCTGCGTAAATCATTACATGTACGGCTACTACGATCGCAACAAAGACAAAGTTATTAAGCGTGCTTTGGATTGGGCGGACGCAAATCGGGAGCGCCACAATAAAAAATGTACTGCATGGGTGAAACGTAATCGTGGTGCTGTTAACGCCCGTACCGCTAGGCGTTATGCTGCAAAGACAAAAGCTACTCCCGTATGGGCAAGACCCGGAACTGAACATCACTGGTTGATTAACGAAATTTATGACCTTGCCGTTTTACGGTCTAAATTAACCGGGGCATCTTGGGAAGTAGATCACTTACTACCTTTACGCGGTAAGTCGGTATCAGGGTTACATGTTCCTTTAAATTTGCGTGTAGTGCTGATGTCTGAAAATCGGCGTAAATCTAATAAGCTTCCGGTGACTACGTGATGTTTAACGCAGAGACTCAAACCGGGCAGGTGTTTGTACAGACCACGGAGCGCCGTGGGCACACTGTCGAAGAAATTGCAGAACGTGCGGCTAACCGCATCCTCAGTGCCGACTCCAAGGAAGCACTGCATTATTGGCTGGTTAAATACCTCACTGAAGCTCAAACGGCTGAACGTGAGTCAATCTGTAAGAAACTAGATCAAAAAGGCTATGCGGAAATCGCACACTTAATTGGAGACCTCTAATGGCTATTTCACAAGCGATGGTTACGTCGTTCAAGGTTCAAATCCTTGAGGGCGTCCACAATTTCGGTTCAGGTGTTATTCGCGCTTCGGCGGCTGCGGATGTGTTCAAACTTGCGCTGTACACCTCGTCGGCAACGCTTGATGCTTCGACTACGGTATATACAACTACGGATGAGGTTTCCTCGTCTGGTACGAACTACGGGGCTGGTGGTTTGACGCTGACGATCTCGCAGGCTCCGACCTCGACGGGCACGACGGCGTTTTTGGATTTTGACGATATTACGTGGGCTTCAGCGACGATCACGGCCAACGGTGCTTTGATCTACAACGCGACCCAAGGTAATAAGGCTGTTGCGGTTCTGGCGTTTGGTAGTGACAAGACTTCCACCGCTGGTAACTTCACGATCCAATTCCCCGCTGCCGCTGCTTCGACCGCGATCCTGCGTATTGCCTAATCGGGGGTTTAAATGGCCCTCGTACTTGCGGATCGCGTCCTAGAGACTTCTACTACCAGTGGTAGTGGAACCATTTCGCTTGCCGGTGCGAGTGTCGGCTATCAAGGCTTTTCGACTGGCGTTGGTGACGGGAACCAAACCTACTACACCATAGCCCTTGAAGGTGGCTCTGAGTGGGAAGTGGGTATTGGAACCTACACCTCAGTAGGCGATACGCTTTCTCGTGATACGGTCTTAGCCTCTAGCGCAAGTGGAGCCAAGGTCGGATTCTCCGCAGGAACGAAGCAGGTCTTTGTTACCTACCCTGCTGGCAAGTCGGTCTTCTTCACCCAGTCTGGAACGATCAGTGCGAACTCCGGCACGATCACGGATGTTGCAACTCCCACTGTTGCTGGCGATGCGGTCAATAAGCAGTACGTTGATGATCTCGTGGCCAGTGGTATTACCTACCACACGCCGGTTAAGTATGAGGTGCCTAACACCACAGGCAACCTCGTCGCAACGTATAACCAGCCGGGCGGTCCCGGTGACGGTGTTGGTGCAACCCTAACGAATGCTGGAACGCTGGCTGCGTTTGTTCCAGATGGCACGACCGCCACGATCAGTGACCGTATTCTGATCTATAGCCAGACGAATGCATTTGAGAATGGCGTCTACACGGTCACAACAGTTGGTAACGCATCAACATCGTGGGTTCTGACTCGCGCTACGGACGCTGATACTTACGCTCTGAAAGACCCCAATGGCTTGGGTTCGGGCGATGCGTTCTTCATCACCTCGGGTAACACCGGAGCCGGTGAGACTTACGTCTGCAACACGACGGGAACGATTGTCTTCGGCACAACCGCCATCAACTTTGTCCAAGTCTCATCTACGCAGATTTATGCTGGTGGTAATGGGATTGTTATCAGTGGCCCAACGATCTCTCTGGATATTCCAGTTACGGTCGCAAATGGCGGTACTGGATTAACAACTGCCCCGACTGACGGTCAACTGCTGACTGGTAACGGCACTGGATACAGTTTAAACACTCTTAAGTCTGGCACCGGAATCAGCGTTGCTAATGCGCCGGGTTCGATCACGATATCGGCAACCAGCGTTACTGGCCCGATTTTAGAATCAGAAATCACGATTGACGAAAACTACACGCTGACAACCGGCAAGAATGGTTTGAGTGTTGGACCTGTCACCATTGCGTCGGGTTACAACGTCACTGTTCCAGCCGGTCAGACTTGGGTAGTTTTGAATCAAGCGGCTGGCAGCGGTGCCGGGACGATAGCAACAGTTGGAAAGGCAATCGCAATGTCGATTGTGTTCGGAGGTTGATGAGATGGCGAATCCAAACATTGTCAGCGTTTCCGCAATCTACGGGAACAATTCACTGACATCACTGACCACCACGAACGCAACGGCTATCGTGAACAACGCTGCATCTAGCGGCAAGGTCTTCAAGATCAATAGCATTATTGTGGCGAACGTGGATGGTGCTTCTGCTGCCGATATCACGATCAATGTCTACAGTCAGGATGACCTAGGCGGTACGGCTTATGCGCTGGCTTCCACAGTATCTGTTCCTGCTGATGCGACGTTAGTAGTGATTGACAAAAACACTTCAATCTACTTGAAGGAAGATCAGTCTATTGGCGCGACGGCTGGCACTGCCAGCGATCTTGTTGTTGTTGCCTCTTGGGAAGAGATCAACTAATGACCCTGCGATATACAGGCGGAGTCATACGAGCGGCTGCGCCTACAGTTAGTGCGTCTTCTGCTAAAGGAGTTTGGCTTTTAAGTCAGGCTCTGCCTTATCGCGCTGCGGGAACGTGGCCTGTTCCGGCTGTCACCATTATTCAAACCTTTCTTGCCTCTGGCACTTGGACTGCCCCGACTGGTGTAACTGAAGTTGAATACCTTGTCGTTGCAGGTGGCGGCGGTGGTGGTTCTTTTGGTGGTGGCGGCGGTGCTGGAGGCTTTAGAACAGGCACAGGATTAAGTGTTACCGCAGGGACTGATTACACCATTACCGTTGGTGGCGGAGGGGCAGGCACAACAAGCGCAGCAAGGGCCGCATCTGGTACAGATTCTGTATTTAGCACCATCACTTCTGCTGGTGGTGGAGGTGGCGGAAGTTATTCAAATCCAACTAATACTGCTGTTAGTAATGGTGGTAACGGTGGCTCTGGCGGGGGCGGTTCTGGATCACAGTCAGTAACTCCCGGTCCCGGTGGTAGTGGCAATACTCCTTCTGTAAATCCATCTCAAGGTAGTAATGGTGGTACTGGTGTAGTAGGTACAGGCATTATTGCTGGTGGTGGAGGCGGCGGCGCTTCTGCTATTGGTGGCGATGCTTCTGTTACCGCACCAAACATGAAGGGTGGAGATGGCGGTGCCGGTACTGCGTCATCTATTTCTGGGTCATCTGTAACCTACGCAGGTGGTGGTGGCGGTGCTGGTGATCAACGCAATACTCCGCAAACTGGCGGCACAGGTGGGTCAGGCGGCGGTGGAAAAGGCGGCGATAACACTACGAGTCCCGCTTACCAAGGAGTAAGTGGCACAGCCAATACCGGTGGTGGTGGAGGCGGCGGTGCCTACAACGGATCAGCCGTACAAACTGGGGGCACGGGCGGCTCCGGCATCGTCGTTCTCAAATATTTAGCGCCATTAACTACAACCATATTCACGTTTAAATCTACTCAGAAATGGATAGCCCCGACTGGTGCGGTAAGCGTTGACTACCTCGTTGTTGCGGGGGGTGGTGGAGGTGGGTACATTTCTGCTGGCGGCGGCGGGGCAGGCGGCTTCCGCACGGGGACCGCGTTAAGTATTACAGCAGGAACGGAATATACGATTACTGTTGGCGGTGGCGGCGCTGGGGCAACTACAGTAACGACCATCAACGGCAGCGATTCTACGTTCAGCACTATTACCGCTACAGGCGGCGGTGGCGGTGGCTCAAATAGTCCAGCCTTCCCGAATGCTCCTGCTGCTGGCGCAAATGGCGGTTCTGGCGGCGGCGGTGCAAACCGCGCAAATGCTGGCCTTGGAAATACCCCAAATACCTCACCGTCTCAAGGAAACAATGGTGGTTCTGGGGGTAATGCGCCTAACTATGGTGGCGCAGGCGGCGGCGGTGCTTCCGCAACTGGTTCAAACGGAACCAATTCCGACGGCGGTAACGGTGGTAACGGCACGGCCTCGTCTATTTCTGGCAGCAGCGTAACGTATGCTGGTGGTGGTGGTGGCGGCACTTTTTCACCGGGAACACGCGGTACAGGTGGCACAGGTGGCGGTGGCAATGGCTCAAACAGCGGTAACGCAAACACCGCTGGAACAGCCAACACGGGTGGGGGTGGGGGCGCTGGTTCTGAAGCCCCTTACGGAAATGGTGCAGCAGGCGGTTCCGGTATCGTGATCCTAAAAGTAAACTATTAAAGGTTTGAGGTTTTGAAATGGCTAACGTAATCAATGCCCAAAACGGGATCGTATCGACCGCAGATTCAACGTCTGAGTTAAACATTCAGACAGGCGGTGTTACGGCCATTTCAATCGGGTCAAGTCAGTCCGTTACTATCTCCAACCTATCTGACTCGGTTGGCAACCTTCGCAACATCCCGTCAGCCGGTGCAGCCAAAACTTCTGCATATACTCTCACCATCTCTGATATCGGTGAGTACGTTACGGTCGGAACCAGCGGCAGTATCACGGTCGTCAATGATGTGTTCAGTGCAGGCAACGCTGTCTCTATCTACAACAACACATCCGGTAACGTCACGCTGACGATGAGCATCACGACGGCTTACATCGCGGGAACTGATTCCGACAAAGCCACGATGACTCTGGCAACTCGGGGTCTGGCGACATTACTATTCTTGTCTGCTTCAGCCGTGGTTGTTACGGGGAACGTCACCTAATGTCCGGCATCATGATGCT